CATCATCAATAATATACAGGACAAAGAGGTGTGGCTTAAATTTGGGTGTTGCAAGGGGCGGGGTCATGGGACGGTCAGGTTCAGGTCACGCCCTGGTCAGGGTGTTCCCACGGGAATGTCCAGTGACGTCAAAGGCGTGGTTTTACGACAGGGCGAGTTCCGCGGACTTTTGGCCGGCGCCCCGGGTTTTTGGGCGTTTATTGATTTTGCGGTTTAGCGGGTGGTGCTTTTACCACTGTTTGCGGAAGATTTAGTTGTTTATGGAGCTGGTTTTGGTGCCAGTTCCTCCACGCCTAATGTCAAAGTTTATGTCAATATAACAGAAACACTCTGTTCTCTGTTTACAGCACCCCACCCGGTGGTTTTTCGCCACGCCTTTGGGTTAATTTTATTTCCCTATACGCGGCCTTAAATTCTCAGTGCAGACGAAAGAGGACTACTCTTGAGTGCGCAGCGAGAAGAGTTTTCTCTTCGCTGTGTCTCATATATTTTCTGAAAAATGAAATATACTATTGTGCCGGCGCCGCGCAATCTCCATGATTATGTTTTAGAGCTACTGGAAGAGTGGCAGCCGGACTGCCTTGACTGTGAGTATTCTCATGGCAGCCCCTCGCCGCCTACTCTGCACGATCTTTTTGATGTTGAGCTGGAGACTTCTCACAGCCCTTTTGTGGGCCTGTGTGATTCCTGTGCGGAGGCTGACACTGATTCGAGTGCGAGCACTGAGGCTGATTCTGGGTTTAGTCCTTTATCCACTCCGCCGGTTTCACCTATTCCACCGCATCCCACCTCTCCTGCTAGCATTTCTGACGACATGTTGCTGTGCTTAGAGGAAATGCCCACCTTTGATGACGAGGACGAGGTTCGAAGCGCGGCGACCACCTTTGAGCGGTGGGAAAACACTTTTGACCCCCATGTGGGTCCTATTTTTGGCTGTTTGCGCTGTGCTTTTTATCAAGAGCAGGATGATAATGCACTTTGTGGGCTTTGCTATCTAAAGGCCCTTGCCGAAGGTAAGTTTTAATTTAAATGTTTGGGCAGGTTAAATGTTTGGGCAGGTTAAATGTTTTAGGTGTGTATTGATTTTTAATTTTGCTTTTTAGTGCCTTTTGCTATGCCTGTACGTTCAGAACCCGCTTCGGCTGGAGCTGAGGAGGAAGATGATGAAGTTATTTTTGTGTCTGCCAAACCTGGGGGCAGAAAGAGGTCAGCAGCTACTCCCTGTGAGCCAGATGGGGTCAGCAAACGCCCTTGCGTGCCAGAGCCTGAGCAAACAGAACCTTTGGATTTGTCTTTGAAGCCACGCCCGAACTAATCTCCTTGAGCACAAAGCAATAAAGTAATCTTGTTTAACAAGTTTGCCTACATTTGTGGTTTTACGGGGCGGGGCGAGGAGTATATAATGCCAAAAGCCAGTGCCTGCTTCATTAAGCTTTTAGACTGAGCTAAGAGCAGGTAGTATGGACCCTCTTAAGATTTGTGAAAACTACCTTACTTTTAGAGCTATAATTAGGGGAAGTACTTTGTCGCCTGGATTTTTTAGGCGGTGGTGTTTTCCTGCCTTGGCTGATGTGGTGGGCAATATAGTGGAACAGGAGGAAGGCAGGTTTTGGCAAATTTTACCTGAAAACCACGCTTTTTGGGGTCTTTTGCGCAGGGGCTTTACTGTTGCTTCTTTTACTGAAATTATTACAGCAGCTCAGCTGGAAAATAGAGGTAGACAGTTGGCCTTTTTAGCTTTTATATCATTTTTGCTACGCAACTGGCCTTCTGACTCTGTAGTGCCTGAAGCTGACAGACTTGACCTGGTCTGTGCGCCGGCATGGAGCAGAATGCAGATATGGAGCCAGACCGCCAGGTTAATCAACGACCTCCAAGATTCCGTGCTCGAGGAGCAGGGGTCCGCGGAAGAGGAAGAGTGCGAAGAAGCGCTTTTAGCAGGGGACAGCGACGACCCATTATTCGGGTAGATGACTTGCAGCTGCCCGACCCCCTGTATGTTATGCAAGCTTTGCAACGGGACCACACTTTAGAAATGCCCAGAGGGCAGGTAGATTTTAGCTGGATTGAGGCTGAAGAGAGGCGGGTAGGTCCCACAGACGAGTGGTACTTTGAGGCTGTGAAGACTTACAAAGCTAAGCCGGGAGATGACTTGCAAACTATAATCAAAAACTATGCCAAGATTTCCTTAGAATGTGGGGCCGTGTATGAAATTAATTCTAAGATTAGGGTTACGGGGGCTTGCTACATTATTGGTAATTGTGCCGTGCTTAGGCCTAACCTGCCTGCTGGAGAAGCAATGTTTGAGGTTTTGAATGTTGATTTTATTCCTTCTATTGGTTTTATGGAAAGGATAGTGTTTTCCAATGTTATTTTTGATTGCAGGACCACCGCAACTGTAGTGTGTTGCATTAGTGAAAGAAACACCTTGTTTCACAATTGTGTTTTTTCTGGCCCTCACATGTTATGTTTGGACCTTAGGGCGGGGGCGGAGGTGAGGGGCTGTCACTTTGTGGGGGCGGTGTGTGCGTTGCGTAGCAAGGGGCTGTACAGTATTCGAGTCAAAAATAGCATTTTTGAAAAGTGTGCTTTTGGGGTGGTGACCGGGTCAAAGGCTTCTATTAGCCATTGCATGTTTAAGGATTGTACCTGCTCTATTATGCTGGGGGGTCAGGGCACTATTGCCCATAGTCAGTTTATTGTAACTACTTCTGCTGAGGCCCCCATGAACCTGCAACTGTGCACTTGCGAGGGTAATGGAAGTCATGTAGTTCCATTGGGGAATATTCACTTTGCTTCTCACCGGGAAGCTTCGTGGCCTACGTTTTATGCAAACACCTTGGTTCGGGTGCGCTTGTATATGGGCCGGCGCCGGGGAGTTTTTCACCCCAAGCAGTCTACTTTGTCAATGTGTGTAATTGCAGCCCCTCGGGGGGTTGTGCAGAGAATTTATTTGTTTGGTGTGTATGATGCTACTTGTGCCATTATGCAACTGGGCGAGGCAGGCAATGCTGCTAGTGAAAGACTGTGTACTTGCGGGTTCAGACACAGCACCCCTTCCCTGCGGGCCACCTATGTAACTGACACCAGGATTGACCGGGAGCTGAACTCTCAAGACACGGCTGAGTTCTTTAGCAGTGATGAAGATAATTTTTAGGTGAGTAGATGGGCGTGGTTTGGGGGAGTATAAAAGGGGCGCGGTACGTGGCTGTGTATTTACAGCCATGGACCCTCAACAGAAGGGGCTTGTGAACACGTGTTTTGTGACTACGCGTATTCCGTCTTGGGCAGGAGCAAGACAGAATGTCACCGGGTCAGATTTAGAAGGAAAGCCCGTGCCCTCAGATGTGCTGGAAAGTGGACGCCCGCTTGCAGCCCCGCGCATCAGAACTTTGTATGAGGAGCAGCAGCTGAACATGCTTGCGGTGAATGTTCTTTTGGATGAGCTGAAGATCCAGGTGGCTGCCATGCAAAACTCTGTGACTGCTATTCAGCGAGAAGTAAATGATCTAAAGCAACGAATCGCCCGAGATTAATGTAAAAATAAAATTTATTTCTTTTTTGAATGATAATACCGTGTCCAGCGTTGTCTGTCTGTAATAGTTCTATGAATTCTTTCCATGGCTTGGTACACTTTAGCTTGAATGTTAAGGTACATGGGGATGAGTCCCTCGTCGGGGCTCAAGTACAGCCAGTGCATACAATTGTCAATGGGCTCAGTATTGTATACAATCCAATCAAAGTTAGTATTGAGGCGGTGGTAGTTAAAAATATCCTTAAGCAGGAGGGAAATAGCAGTGGGTTGTCCCTTAGTGTAGATGTTAATAAACCTATTAAGTTGGGAAGGATGCACCTTAGGACTGATGATATGCATTTTTGCTTGGATTTTTAAGTTGGCAATGTTTCCCCCCTGGTCTCGTCTGGGATTCATGTTGTGCAAGACCACTATAACAGAGTAGCCTGTGCACTTGGGAAACCTGTCTAGCAGTTTAGAGGGAAAGGCGTGAAAGAACTTGGCTATGCCCCTGTTGCCCCCTAAGTCTTCCATGCACTCATCCATTACAATAGCTAGTGGCCCTTTAGAAGCGGCCCTTGCAAAAACATTGGTAGGGTTGGTAACATCATAGTTGGCCTCATTGGTGAGTTCTGCATAAGACATTTGCACAAACTTGGGCATGATGCTGCCACTCTGAGGAACCACCGTGTTTTCGGGGCCTGCAAGGAAGTTTCCCTCACATATTTGGGTTTCCCATGCTGCAATTTCCTGGGGAGGAATCATGTCCACCTGGGGGGTGATAAAAAAGACTGTTTCTGGGGCGGGGACTATAAGCTGGGCAGACATGAGGTTCCTAAGAAGCTGGGACTTGCCACACCCTGTGGGCCCATACACTGCAGCAATAAAGGGTTGCTTGTAGTAGTTAAGGGATGCACAGCTTCCATCTTTATTAAGGTACTTACTGACCTTCATGCAACACTGGGTTATGCTATCTTGAATATCTAGTAGGTCATTTAACAGACTGTCTCCCCCCATAGAAAGCAGTTCCTCAAAAGAGGCAAAGTTTTTGAGGGGCTTAAGTCCCTCTGCATATGGCATGTTTGTTAAGCTTTGCTGAAGAGTTTGCAACCTGTCCCAGAGGCTTTTTAAGTCATCCACTGCAGCTCCATCCAGGTAGTTTCTGTGTTTCTTGGGTTTGGATGCTTGCGGCTGTATGGAATGAGACGATGCATGTCTAGAGCATGCAGGGTTTTGTCCTTCCATGGCCTCAGCTTCCTTGTTAGGGTGGTTTCTGTCACTGTGAAAGGTTGCACGTGGGCCTGCACGCTGGTGAGGGTCCTGCGCAGGCTCATCCTGCTGGTTTTGAAGACGTCCGAGCCCTGCTGCATGTCAGCATAGTAGCAAGCTTTTAGCACATCATAAGAGAGGGTGGAGGTGGCATGACCTTTGGCCCTGAGCTTGCCCTTGCCCACGTGATGGCACTTAGGGCAGGTGGTGTCCTTGAGAGCATACAACTTGGGCGCCAGGTACACTGATTCTGAGCTGTAAGCATCCGATCCACACTTCTCACACTGTGTTTCACACTCTACTAGCCAAGTGAGCTCTGGGTTGCTGGGATCAAAGACTAGCTTGCCTCCATTTTTTTTGAGTCGTTTCTTACCTTTTTCTTCCATCAATTTGTAACCCTCCATGGTGGTGAAGAGGCTGTCAGTGTCTCCGTAGACAGATTTTAGGACCCTGTTTTCAAGTGGGGTTCCCGCGTCGTTTTCGTAGAGAAACTGAGACCACTCTGAGACAAATGCCCGGGTCCATGCTAGAACAAAGGAGGCAATTTGTGAGGGATATCTGTTATTGGCTATTAGGGGGGTGGACTTTTCTAAAGTGTGTAAACAAAAGTCATCATCTTCAGCATCAATAAACATGATTGGCTTATAATGGTATGACGTCATGCTAAAATTATGCATAAAAGGCGCTTCGGCGAGGGGGTCTTTAGTTGGATCTTCTTCGCTGCAAGAAGGCGGTGCCAACTGGCGAACGTCAGAATTGACAGGTGGGTACGCTACGACAAATTCTGGCATGATTTCTGCACACAAATTGTCTGTTTCTATGTATGAGGATGATTTGACTACATAGGCACCAGAAGCAATTTCTTTAGCAATGTTTGACTCTATTTGATCTGAAAAAACTGTTTTTTTGTTGTCTAGCTTGGTAGCAAAAGACCCATAGAGGGCATTTGACAGCAGCTTAGCAATGCTGCGCATGGTTTGATTTTTGCTTTTGTCTGCTTCTTCTTTGGCACTGATGTTGAGCTGCACATACTCTCTGGCGAGACATTTCCACTCTGGAAACACGGTGGTTCTGGTATCAGGGATGAGGGTAACCTTCCACCCGCGGTTGTGCAGGGTAATAACATCTATGGAGGTTGCAATCTCCCCGCGTAGGGGCTCGTTGGTCCAGCAAAGCCTGCCCCCCTTGCGTGAGCAAAATGGGGGCAGCACGTCCAAAAACTCTTCTGCTGGTGGGTCAGCATCAATGGTGAAGATGCCCGGAAGAAGGTCCTTATCAAAGTAGCTAATAGTTTTGTGATTTAGCATTTTTTGCTCATAAGCCTTTATGGCCAGCGCCCGCTCATAGGGGTTTAGCGGTGAACCGGCGGGAAAAGGGTGTGTAAGGGCACTTGCATACATGCCACATATGTCATAGACAAACACTGGCTCTTGCAACACTCCAATGTAAGTGGGGTAGCACCTGCCTCCTCTGATGCTAAGCCTTACATACTCATACATTTCATTGGAGGGCGCCATGAGGATGGTACTTAGGTGGTGTGTGTTAGGCTTTTCTGCTTTATACAAGATTTGTTTAAAAATGGCATGGGAGTTGGAGCTGATGGTTGGACGCTGGAAGACGTTAAAGGAGGTTTCAGGTAAGTTTACAGAGTTTTTAATGAAGATTTGGTAGGATTCTATAAGTTTGTTTACCAACTGGGCTGTTACTTGAACGTCGAGTGCGCAGTAATCAAGGGTTTGCTGAATTATGTCGTAAGCGCCCTTTTTTTCTTTTATCCAAAGGTCTTTGTTAAAGGAGTACTCCTCCTGATCCTTCCAGTACTTTAAGTCCGGAAAGCCATCGGCGTCTTGTTGGTAAGAGCCAAGCATGTAAAACTCATTCACAGCCTGGTAGGGACAGCAGCCTTTGGAAACCGTTAGGCTGTATGCTTTGGCAGCATTTTTGAGGCTTGTGTGTGTTAAAGAGAAAGTGTCACGCACCATAAATTTTATGTACTGGCTTTTCAAGTCAGACGCCAGTACTTGGCCCTGCTCCCAGTGCTCGTAACTCTTGGCAGGCACGTAGCTGGGGTTAGGCAGAGAGTAAGTAATATCATTGAACAGCAACCTTCCAGCCCGCGGCATGAAGTTGCGGCAAATTTCAAACACGGGTGGTATTTCTGCCCGCGTGCTAACCACCTGAGCTGCTAGCAATATTTCATCAAACCCCGTGATGTTGTGTCCCACTGCATACACCTCAATAAATCTTGGGTTTCCTTTGAGCTTGAATTTTTTTAACTGATCTGGAGTAAGCTCTTCAGGGCTTTCTAGTCCCAAAGTAGTGGCTTTTTCTTGAAGCTGGGGATTTTGGCAAATCACGTGGGACCAGAGGCTGGCGGCAATATGCTGCTGCAAGGTGTCTCTGAACTTTTTGAATTTAACTCCTATGGCTCTTTTTTCTGGAGTGATGCAATAGTACAGAGTGTCCTGCTCTTTACCATTCCAAATTTCCCAGTTTTGCTCTGTTGCAAGAGTTTTGGCAACATTGACCAGGTGGTCGTCCCCCAGCAGTTGGAAAACTAGCATAAATGGCACAAGTTGCTTTCCAAACTTGCCGTGCCACGTGTACGTTTCCACATCATATACAATAAACAGCCTTTCTGTGTTGGGCGGGGCCCCAATGGGGGTGAAAGATATTTTTTCCCACCAGTCTGCGCTGTGTGCGGCCACGTGATGGAAGTAAAAGTCCCGTCTTCTGAGGGCGCAGGTGTGAGTAACTTTAAAAAAAGAGCCGCAGAACTCACACTTTTGCATTTGAGAGATGTCTTTTATTAAGAAGACTTTACCTTGCTTAACTAAAAACTTGAGTGGGAAGCTGAGCAGCGGAACCTCCGCTTGAAACTCTACCCTCCTCACTGTTCCTCGCTGGTAGTAGCAAATTAGACTGTAGGGTGCCGCGGCCTCCTCTATGAGGGCGGGCAGGTTGTGGGCAGTGATGGGCCTGTTTAAGCATGCGGGTAGGTCATAGAGGTTAGTGTTGCAAAGGTTAGTAAGCGCGCTGGCCAAGTTGGAGTGATACTTAATTTCCACACACTGTCCATTATCCAACACGGCGGAAATGCTTAGTGTGGCGCGCTGGACCACTACGGCGCCCTTGTACTTGCGCTTGGGTGGGTTTACTATGGTGGAAGTTGCACCTGCTCGTGGTGAGCTGGCAAAGGCCTGTGCTGCATCCTGAGCTGGGAGGCTAGGGCCACTACTCTCCTGTTGATTGATTGGATTTGGCGGTTCTGTGAAAAGACCACTGGTCCCGTGACCTTGAACCTAAAAGAAAGTTCCATAGAGTCAACCTCTGTATCATTAATGGCCACTTGTCTGAGAATTTCGCTCACGTCCCCGCTGTTTTCATGATAAGCAATATCTGCCATAAACTGCTCCATTTCCTCCTCCTCTAGCTCCCCTAGCCCAGCCCTTTCTACGGTGGCAGCCAGGTCTCCCGACACGCGGGCCATAACCTGGCTAAAGGCATTTTCTCCCATTTCATTCCACACCCGACTGTAGACCACCTGCCCCTCGTGGTCCCTAGCCCGCATGACCACTTGAGCTAGCTCTAGGTCAACCCAGCGGGAGCAGGGTGGGTACAGCCTAAGGTTGTGGTGCAGGTAGTTGAGGGTGGTGGCTACGTGCTCAGCTACAAAAAAATACATGACCCAACGGCGGATGGTGAGCTCATTAATGTTGCCCAGCATTTCCAGGCGCTGGATGACCTCATAAAAGTCAACTGCAAAGTTAAAAAACTGTTCATTGCGAGCAGACACTGTGAGTTCCTCTTGCAGGAGGCGGATAGCTTCTACTATAGTGTCTCGGACTTCTTCTTCAAAGGAACGGCGAGGAGGGGAGGCAGGAGGAGGAGGAGAGGCCTCTGCTTCGGGCTCAGACAGCTCCTCAGACACCGGAGGCGGCGGGGGAGCCCTGCGTCTGCGCCTGCGCACTGGAAGCCTGTCTATAAACCTTTCTATCACCTCTCCCCGCCTGCGCCTCATTTCCTCTGTAACTGCACGTCCATTTTCCCTGGGCCTAAGCTCGAAGGCTCCCCCAGAGAGCGGGGTGCAGGGCGCGGGTCTGGGCAGGCTCAGGGCGCTAATTATGCTTTTTGTTACAGATTGGCTGGGTAAAGACTGAATTGTTTGAAACTGTGACAGCTCCGGATCAGTGAATTTTTCCACAAAGGCATCAAGCCACAAACAATCACAAGGTAAGCTTAGCATGGTGTGCGGGTTGCGGGGGCTAACTAAAAAGTTGAAAAAAGCTGTCTTAAGCTTACGGATGGTGGTTAGAATAACTAGGTCTTTGTTGCCCGCCTGCTGGATGCGCATGCGGTCTGCCAGTCCCCATGCTTCGTTTTGACACTGGGACAGGTTTTTGTAATGGTCTTGCAAGAGCCCCTCTACGGGCACCTGCCTGTCGCCTGCCATGTTGGTGGTGCCATAGCCCCTAAGTGGCCTAATAAGGGCCAAATCGGCCACTACGCGCTCTGCCAGGACCGCTTGCTGAACCTGCGCCAGGGTCTCTGCAAAGTTTTCAAAGTCAATGAACCTGTGGTAAGCTCCAGTGTTAATGGTGTATGAGCAGTTGGCCATCACCGTCCAGTTTAGTTTTTGCTGCAAGGGCAGGTGTATCTCTGTGTACTTTAGCCTGCTGTAGGACCTGGTGTCAAAGACGTAGTCATTGCACGTTCTCACTAGGTACTGGTAGCCCACCAAAAGGTGGGGCGGGGGGTACCAAAACAGTGGCCAGCCCTCGGTAGCGGGCTCTCGAGGGCTGAGGTTCATAAGCATGAGGCGGTGGTATTGGTATATGTACTTGGACATCCATGCCAGCCCTACAGAGGTGGTGGAAGCTCTGGTGTACTCTCGAACCCGGTTAAAAATGTTTCTGAGAGGCCTGAACACCTCAACGGTGTATGGGGTTTGTCCGGTTAGGCGGGCGCAGTCCAGCGCGTTCTGCAAAACAAACAAGGAGTCGATGGCACTTTCATTCGCTCCATTGCAGATGCATCCGGTACTGCGACAGATGAAGCCCCTGCCCGCCTCTGCCAGCAAGCTAGAAGCAGAGAGCGAGGGTTTGGCCCGCTTACAAGGGGGTGCTGCTCCAGAGTTGCACCCCCGGGTGCAGATGAAGCAAGAGGCGGCGGAGGCTTACATCCCCACTAGCAATGTGTTTAGGGATAATGAAGGAGAAGAAGCAGAGGGCTTGCGACACTTAAAGTATGAGTCGGGGAGGCTGTTGCGTAATGACCACACTTCCAAGCGGGTGCTGGGCGAGCGAGACTTTGAAAAGGACCCCCAGAATGGCATTAGCGCGGCCGAGGCACACCTAAAGTCTGCAGACTTAGTCACGGCCTATGAGCATACTGTGAAGGCAGAGGTTAATTTTCAGACCACCTTTAACAACAATGTGCGTACCCTCATCGCCAGGGAAGAGGTGGTCATTGGCCTGATGCACTTGTGGGACTTTGTGGAGGCCTTTCTAGAAAACCCAGTGAGCAAGGCCCTCACTGCCCAGCTCTTTCTTATAGTGCAACACTGCAGGGACGAGGGGGTGCTGCGGGAAAGCTTGCTAAACATTGCCGAGCCTGAGAGCCGGTGGCTGGTGGACCTGTTAAACCTGTTACAGACTATTGTGGTGCAAGAGCGAGGCTTGGCAGTTGGTGAAAAGGTAGCGGCTATAAACTACTCTGTGATTACCCTAAGTAAACACTATGCAAGAAAGATATTCAACTCTGTGTTTGTGCCCATCGACAAGGAAGCCAAGATTAACACATTTTACATGCGCACTGTTGTTAAGCTGCTGGTGCTGAGTGATGACCTTGGCATGTACCGCAATGAGCGGATTGAGAGGGCAGTGTCTGGTGCCAGGCAGCGGGAATTAAATGACAGGGAACTTATGCACCGACTGCGGCAAGCCTTGGCTTCTAACGGACTGCCGGAGCTAGAGGGCGAAGACAGTGCTAATATTAGGTCCAAAGAGGAGTGGGGGGTCGGAGCGGGCGGAGGCGTTGCGAGCGCGCGCTACCCCCACCTGCTAGACTATGAGGAAGAGGAGAACCCTGATGGCTCCGTCTCATTTCAACAGCATGAGCGCGGCGCTCAACCCCATGAAAATGGCGGCCATGCAGAGTCAGCCTACAGCCGACGACAGTTGGGCCGCTTCTATTAGTCGCATTATGTCCCTAACGGCGGGGGATCGGCACAAGTTTTCATCCCAGCCTTTTGCTAACAGGCTGGATGCTATATTAGAGGCCGTGGTGCCTTCCCGCAAAGACCCTACCCATGAAAAAGTGCTAACTATAGTAAATGCCCTAATAGAAAATGGTGCCATTAGGCGGGACGAGGGGGCGGGGGTGTATGACGCCTTGTTGCACCGCTGTGCCAAGTACAACAGCTTGAATGCCCAAAGCAACCTAGAGAGGTTGGCTGGAGACGTGAGGGAGGCGGTAGCGCAGCAAGTGCGCATCGCCACGGGCAACCTTGGGTCCCTAACCGCACTTAATGGCTTTTTGGCACGCCTGCCCGCCAATGTGGAGCGGGGCCAGGAGAACTACACTGGCTTTGTGTCAGCCCTTAAGCTGCTGGTAAGCGAGGTGCCCAGTACAGAGGTGTACCAGTCTGGGCCTCACTACTTTTTGCAAAGCAGTCGCAACGGCACCCAGACAGTTAACCTTACCAATGCCTTTGAGAACCTAAAGCCCCTTTGGGGAGTTAAGGCCCCCACTATGGAAAGGCTCAGCATCTCAGCCCTGCTCACCCCCAACACTAGACTGCTGCTTTTGCTAGTGTCTCCCTTTACAGACAGTGTTAGCATTAGCAGGGACTCCTACTTGGGTTACCTGCTTACCCTGTACAGGGAAGCCTTGGGCCGCAATCATTTGGATGAGCGTACTCTTGAAGAGGTCACAGAGGTCAGCAGGGCCATGGGCAGTGAGAACATAAACAACTTGCAAGCCACCCTTAACTTTTTGCTAACCAATAGACAAAAAAGAATTCCCAAAGACTACTCCCTAACCCCAGAGGAGGAGAGGATAGTGAGGTTTGTACAGCAGGCCGTGAGCTTGCGCATGATGCAGGAAAACTTGAGCCCCACTGAAGCTTTGGACGTAACCGCGGCCAACATGGAGCCCAGCTTCTATGCCAGCAACAGGGATTTTATTAATAAGCTTATGGACTACTTTCACCGCGCTGCGGCTATGGCTCCAGACTACTTTTTGGGGGCAGTGATGAATCCCCGCTGGCTCCCCCCTGAGGGCTTCTTTACTGGGGTTTTTGACTTTCCTGAAAGGGACAGCTACACCTGGGATGGACTGGATAGCTCTTTGGAGCTGACGCGCCAGGATGCCATGCGGTTTCTGGAAGACAAGTTTATGGACGATGACCAGAGAACAGAGTCTCGCAGCCTCAGCAGAGTTACCACCCCAGCTAGCTCTAGGCGGTCCTCGGTGACCATGCCACCTGGGGGCTTTATGGGCATGATAAATAACAACAAAAACGATAACAGCCTCAGGGAGATAGATGGATTAGCAGACAAGCTGGCTCGGTGGAAAACATACAAGCGTGAGTCAGAGGAGGCTCGTGTGTCCCTGCCTGCGGTAGTAAGGCCTAAGCAGTACAGGCCCCGCTCCCCTATCTCCAGCGATGACAGTGATGATGGGATGAGCAGGCCAGACCCGTTTCTCAAGTTTGAGGGGAGTGGAAACCCCTTTGCCCACCTACGCCCCAAGCTGGGGCGTGGCCTGTAAAGTGAATAAAATACTCACCAGAGACATGACGCTAGCGTTTTTTTATAGCAATGGAGTTTTCGTCGTCTCCTCCCCCGTCTTATGAAACAGTGATGGCACAAGTGCCTTCGATCCTGGCGCCGCTGGTACCCCCGCGGTACAAAGGGGCTACAGAAGGAAGAAACAGTATCCGTTATTCCCAGCTGCCGCCTCTGTTTGACACTACAAAGCTGTACCTCATTGACAACAAGTCTTCAGACATTCAGGCCCTCAATTACCAAAATGACCACAGCAACTTTTTAACCACTGTGGTGCAAAATGCTAATTACACGCCCATGGAGGCTAGCACCCAGTCCATCCAGCTGGACGAGCGGTCGCGCTGGGGTGGGGAATTTAAGTCCATTTTACACATGAACATGCCTAATGTGACAGAGTACATGTTTAGCAATAGCTTTAAGGCATACCTTCCCGCCACAGCAGACAACTTTGGCAAGGTGCTCACCTATGAGTGGTACACCCTAACCATTCCCGAGGGTAACTATTCTGAGGTTATGCTTTTGGACCTGCTGAACAACGCGGTGGTGGAGAACTATCTGGCCCACGGGCGCCAGCATAATGTTAGGGAGGAGGACATGGGCCTCAAGTTTGACACCAGAAACTTTCACCTGGGCTTTGATCCCGAGACCAAGCTGGTCATGCCGGGCTTCTACACTAACGAGGCCTTCCACCCTGACATAGTGCTAAGTCCAGGCTGTGCGGTGGACTTTACCCACAGCAGGCTCAACAACTTTTTAGGCATTAGAAAAAGGCTACCATACCAGGAGGGATTTGTGATTACCTGGGAGGACCTGCAGGGTGGCAACATTCCAGCCCTGTTAGACCTGGAAAATTACAACCCAGACATTCCCGGCGCCGATATCACACCACTGATGTATGACTCCAAGGGAAGGCCTTACCATGTTGGTGAGGATCCCAGCGCGGGCAGTACCTTCACCTGGTACCGCAGCTGGTTTGTGGCCTATAACTACGGTCCTGCCGATGGCATCAAGAGCAAAACTGTACTGGTGGCCCCTGACATTACTTGCGGAGTGGAGCAAATTTACTGGAGCCTGCCAGATATGGCGGTGGACCCAGTAACTTTTACCTCTAGCCACAATCCCAGCAGCTACCCAGTGGTGGGCACGGAGCTGCTACCATTACTGCCAAGAAGCTTTTACAATGGATCTTCAGTGTACAGCCAGCTGTTGCAAGAAAGCACCAGTCAAACTCAAGTGTTTAACCGCTTTCCGGAGAATGCAATTCTTAAAAGGCCCCCTGCTCCCACCATTATCAGCATCAGCGAGAACGTGCCCGCCCTCAGTAACCATGGCACCCTGCCCCTAAAAAACAACATTCCCGGGGTGCAGCGGGTGACCATTACGGATGCAAGAAGAAGAGTGTGTCCCTACGTGTACAAAAGCTTGGGGGTCGTTGTGCCTCGCGCGCTGTCCAGTAAAACCTTCTAGTGACAAACTTTTTCTTTTTATTAGCAAAGCCATGGCCATCTTAATATCACCGACTAACAACACCGGCTGGGGCCTAGGCACTCACAAGCTCTTTGGAGGAGCCAAACAAAAATCAGATCAGCATCCCGTTTATGTCCAAGCTCACTACCGGGCCTCGTGGGGCAGCAAAGGGCGCCGCCGCCGTCAAGGCCGAGCCCGCGGGGCCCCTCTTGACCCTAAAACTGAAGCAGAAATGGTTGCCACCATCGACGAGGTGGCGCGCAACGGTCCCCCGGCGGCGCGCTTGGTGCTGGAGGCTGCCCGGAGAGTGGGGGCTTACAACCTCCGTCGAGCGCGCAAGCTAACCCCTGCGGGGCGTGCCATGATGGCCATGCGCGCGCGTCAGATGGTAAAGCAGGCTAAGAAAAGGAAGCGCAGGGTTCGCTTTAGACAATAAAGTCTGTCCTCACATACACACATACCCGAGTGATGGCCTATTTTTTTACTGAAGCCTCATCGCCATGGCAGCAATCAGTCGCGCCATCAAGCAGGAACTGCTGGAAGACCTCAAACCTGAAATCTATCTGCCACCCAAGTCCACCAAACGGAGAACTAAAGTTAAAACAGAGGAAAAAGTTGATGTGAAAACCCTAGTCAATGCCAAGAGCAGAAAGCGCAGGGCTGCCAAGGATGAGCTGGAAGAGGATGTAGAGTTTGTTAGGCGCTTTGCTCCCCGGCGTCCCTACCAGTGGCGGGGTCGGCGCGTGCGCGCTCTGCCTAGGCCCGGGGTGCCCGTGGTGTTTACTCCCGGCCAGAGGTCGGGCACCGCCTCAAAAAGGTCTTATGACGAAGTGTACGCAGATGAGGATGTACTGGACCAGGCGGGAAACATGATTAATGAGTTTGCTTATGGCAAGCGAGTCAGGGTGCTTACCCACAAAAACCCCACTCCCTCACAAGTGCCCATCACCCCCCAGGAGCCCGTGGCGCGTCCTGGCGAGGCACACCTGCTACCCACAGTGCAAGTGCTGGCTCCGCGAGGCTCTAGGCGGGAAACCATGTTGCCCGTAACCAAGTCCGAGGGGGGAGACGTGAAAGTGGAAAACAAGGGCTTTGAGCAAATCACCCCCGGGCTGGGGGTGCAGACTGTAGACATCAAAGTGCCCGTGAAGCGCAAAGGCGATGCAGAGGATGAAATAATAAAGAGGGTTAAGATGGAGCTTGAACCATATGAGACCACTATGAAAATGGAGTACTCTGAGGAGCCCCAGGTTGAGGCTTTTGACACAGGGATAGAGCCCAGCTCTTTTTTTGAGGTGCGCTCTCAAGCGCGTCCCATCGCTGTGGCTAGGAAGCGCCGCACCGCAGCTGCCAGCGCCCCCGCTGTAGAGGTGATGGAGGTTCAGCAAAGCAACCCTGCCACCCCAGCTACCGCTGCCGCCAGAACCGCGACCGCGCTGGGCCCGCGTTTGGCTCGTCGGCCTTCAAGATGGGGGCCCGCCAATGCCATCTTTCCAGATTACAAATACCACCCCAGCATCACGGCTAGGAAAATGAGGGGCCCCAAGCCTACAGGCAAGATCAGCCGCTGGGGGCCTGCCAACAGCATCCTGCCTGAGGTGCGGCTGCACCCCAGCATGGTGTCTGCGGTGACCAGAGCTGCCCCTCGCAGAGTCACCAAAACCCGGAGACGCCGGCGTGCCAGAACCCGCCAGGCTTTTGTGCTGCCCGCGCGCACCAAGACGGGCGCGCTGCTTTCCCAGAACGTGCGCTACCACCCTTCCATCTCCTTGCTCCGCCGAGCCTAATCTGTATGTTTTGCTTTGCGCAAGGATGGCCGGCAGGAATGTCACCCTTCGTCTGAGAGTCCCAGTGCGCACCAAAATTACAGGCGCAGGTCGTCGGCGCGGACGGCGCCCACGCGGCATACGCTGCGGGCGCATGAGAGGAGGCTTTTTGCCAGCCCTCATCCCTTTGATAGCTGCCGCCATTGGGGCAGTACCAGGAATAGCTTCGGTAGCGCTCCAAGCTGCCCGGCACTAGCTTTTTACAGATTGACTCACTCCCATTTTTCTTGTGCCAGAAGAAGACAAAATGGATGCTGTCAATTTTTCCATCTTGGCACCACGCTACGGGGCCCACCCTATGATGAGTGGTTGGTCTGGCATCGGCACCAGCGGCATGAACGGCGGGGCCTTTAACTGGGGGGGCATTTGGAGCGGCATCAAAAACTTTGGCAGTAATGTAAAAAGCTGGGGCAGCAAGGCTTGGAACAGCCAAACGGGCAAGCTGCTCAGGCAAAAGCTTAATGACACCAAAGTTAGAGAAAAGCTGGTGGAGGGCATTTCCACCGGGGTGCACGGGGCACTTGATATCGCCAACCAGGAGTTAGCAAAGCAAATAGAGCGGCGTTTGGAGCGTCAGCAGCCCCTAGAGCCGGAGGTGGAGGTAGAGGAGGAAGTAGTGGACATAAAACCCGAAGCGCAGGCCCCGCTGGTGGTACAAATACCCAAAAAGCGCCCCCGCGACGAAGACTTGCTCATAACTGCGGACGAGCCTCCCTCCTATGAAGAGTCCATCAAAACCATGGCACCCCTGATGCCCATGACCCGCCCGCACCCTTCCATGGCCAAACCTGTTTTGGTAGACCGTCCCACCACCTTGGAGCTAAAGCCCTCTGACCAGCCGCCAGCCTACTCCCCCCCGGCGCCCAGCGCCGTCAGGGTCACAGTGCCCTCTAACATTCCCGTGGTCACTCCTGCCAGAAGCAGAGGCTGGCAAGGAACTCTGGCCAACATTGTAGGAGTGGGTCTAAGTAACGTGAAGCGCCGTAGATGCTTCTAACTGTGATTAAATATACTCAAGTGACTTGAAGTTTGCCGACCCTGTCTTTTTTTGACCGCGCCAGCTGAGAAGATGGCAACCCCGTCGATGCTGCCACAATGGTCTTACATGCACATTGCTGGCCAGGACGCCGCCGAATACTTGTCTCCCGCCCTGGTTCAGTTTGCCCAAGCAACCAGTTCTTACTTTAAGTTGGACAACAAGTTCAGAAACCCCACTGTGGCCCCCACCCACGATGTGACCACTGAGAGGTCGCAGCGCTTGCAGCTGCGCTTTGTGCCAGTCATGCAAGAGGATGGCCAGTACACTTACAAAACCCGCTTCCAGCTTGCGGTGGGAGACAACAGGGTGCTGGACATGGCCAGTACTTACTTCGATATCAGGGGTACCCTAGACAGAGGCCCCTCCTTCAAGCCTTACAGCGGCACCGCCTACAATGCCCTCGCCCCCAAGGCCGGGGCTAACAACTGTCTTTTTAATGGACAGGGTGCCAATATTAACACTTTAGCCCAGGTGCCCTCTGCAGGTGCCATAACTGTGAATGGCCAAGCTGCTGTCACAAACAATACCTACCAGCCAGAGCCCCAGCTGGGCCCTGAAAGCTGGGTCGATGGCAGCCTAGCAGAGCTGGGGGATGCGTCTGGCCGTGCCCTTAAGGCTTCAACCCCGCGCATGCCTTGCTATGGTTCCTATGCTCCCCCCACCAACGAAAATGGAGGTCAAGCAACTGGTCCAGTGGAATCCAGATTTTATAAGGTGACCACCAACAATAACAATGAAGCAGATGCCATGCTATACACTGAAGATGTAAACCTGCAGGCCCCAGACACCCACCTGGTGCACCAAGTGCCAGAGGGTCAGGTTACAGGGGTGCAAGGGCTGGGCCAGCAGGCTGCGCCCAACAGGCCGAACTACATAGGCTTCAGGGACAACTTCATAGGCCTCATGTACTACAATAGTAATGGAAACCTAGGGGTGCTGGCGGGTCAGTCATCTCAGCTCAATGCCGTGGTGGACTTGCAAGACAGAAACACAGAGCTCTCTTACCAGCTGCTGCTGGATGCCCTCACAGACAGGTCCCGCTACTTTTCCATGTGGAACCAGGCTGTAGATAGCTATGACCAGGATGTTAGGATTATTGACAACCATGGCGTGGAAGATGATATGCCCAACTATTGCTACCCACTGAGCGGCATGGGGCCCCTAACAAACATGACCACCATGAAGGTTAACAACCAAAACTTTCAGGCAGAAAATACCAATGTGGGGCCCATTCAAAAGATTGGTTTTGGAAATGTTGAGGCCATGGAAATCAACCTCAATGCCAACCTCTTCAAAAGCTTCCTTTACTCCAATGTGGCCTTATACTTGCCTGATGCCTTTAAATACACACCTGAAAACATTGTGGCCCCTGCCAATGTGAATACCTATGCTTACATGAATGTTAGATTACCCGCCGCCAACCTTATAGATACCTTTGTAAATATTGGCGCCAGATGGTCACCAGATGTAATGGACACTGTTAATCCTTTCAACCACCACAGGAATGCAGGACTCCGCTACCGTTCACAACTGCTTGGCAATGGCCGCTATTGCTCGTTCCATATTCAGGTCCCTCAAAAATTTTTTGCAATCAAAAATCTCCTCCTACTGCCTGGAACGTACACGTACGAGTGGTCTTTCAGAAAGGATGTAAACATGATCCTTCAAAGCAGCTTGGGCAATGACCTCCGAGTGGATGGGGCCACCATCAACATTCAGAGCATCAACCTATATGCAAGCTTTTTCCCAATGGCACACAACACTGCCTCCACTCTGGAAGCCATGCTGCGCAACGATGTAAATGACCAGTCCTTTGCAGACTACCTGTCTTCTGCCAACATGCTTTATCCCATCCCTGCCAACACTACTAACCTGCCAATCTCCATTCCCGCCAGAAACTGGGCGGGATTTAGAGGGTGGAGCTTTACCAGAATTAAGCAACGAGAAACTCCTGCCCTGGGCTCGCCTTATGATCCCTACTTCACTTATTCGGGCAGTATTCCATATCTGGATGCAACTTTTTACCTCAGCCACACCTTTAGAAGAGTTTCCATCATGTTTGACTCTTCCGTGTCTTGGCCTGGCAATGACAGGCTGCTTACCCCCAATGAGTTTGAGATTAAAAGGTATGTAGACGGTGAAGGTTACAATGTGGCCCAGTCCAACATGACAAAAGACTGGTTCATGGTTCAAATGCTAGCCCACTACAACATCGGCTACCAAGGCTACCACCTGCCAGAAAGCTACAAGGACAGAATGTACTCCTTCCTAAGAAACTTTGAGCCCATGTGCAGACAGTTGGTGGACGTGGCCAACTATGCTGCCTACCAGCCGGTTACCGTGGGCCACCAGCATAACAATTCTGGTTATGCTAGCGCCCTTTCGGCCTTTAACCCGCGTGAGGGGCACCCATACCCAGCAAACTGGCCTTACCCACTCATTGGAGCCAATGCAGTACCCACTGTCACCCAGAAAAAGTTCCTCTGCGACAGGTCCCTGTGGCGCATCCCATTCTCCTCCAACTTTATGTCTATGGGAACCCTCACTGACCTGGGCCAAAACCTGCTGTACTCTAACTCCGCCCACGCCCTTGACATGACTTTTGAGGTTGATGCCATGAATGAGCCCACTCTGTTGTACGTTTTGTTTGAAGTGTTCGACGTGGCACGCGTCCATCAGCCCCACCGGGGGGTTATTGAGGTAGGGTACCTCAGAACTCCCTTCTCCGCCGGCAACGCCACCACCTAAGCTAATATGGCGGAAGGAGGGTCCTCAGAAGAAGAGCTGCGAGCCATAGTACATAACTTAGGCGTGTCTCCATTTTTCTTGGGCACCTTTGACAAGAGGTTTCCGGGTTTCATCTCTTCACAAAGAATGGCCTGCGCCATAGTAAACACCGCAGGCCGAGAAACGGGGGGCGTGCACTGGCTGGCCATGGCCTGGAACCCCCGCTCAAAAACGTTTTACATGTTTGACCCCTTTGGATTTTCAGACAGTAAGCTCAAGCAAGTGTACAGCTTTGAGTATGAGGGCCTACTCAGGCGCAGCGCCATAGCCTCCAGCCCGGATAGGTGTGTCACTTTGGCCAAAAGCAATGAAACCATTCAGGGTCCCAATAGCGCCGCCTGTGGACTGTTTTGTTGTATGTTTTTGCATGCCTTTGTCAACTGGCCTGACGACCCCTTTGACCACAATCCCACCATGGGACCCCTCAAGAGCGTGCCTAACTACAAACTCAATGATCCCACAGTGCAGTATGTGCTCTGGGGAAATCAAGAAAAGCTGTATAAGTTTTTGGAAAAACACTCTGCTTACTTTCGCGCCCACGCCGCTGCAATTAAAGCCAGGACTGCTTTTAATAAATTGAAACAATAAACCGTTTATTCGAAAAATATAAATGGTTTACAGTGTGATTATTAAAAAAGGACAAGGTCATCGTCATGCTGGCCCTGGGGCAAAATGGTATTTTGGTACCTGTGTTCATCGGACCAGTGGAACTCTGGGAATTTAATTGGGGGCCTCTCGCCCACTGTGGACGTCCATATTTGCTTAGCAATTTGGACACATGACACCAGGTCCACGCTGGAAATCTTAAAATCACAATTTTTTTGGGGGGCGGCCTTGCTGTTGCGGTACACTGGATTGCAACATTGAAACACTAGCATGGCGGGGTTATTAAGGGTGGCTAGCATTTTTTGGTCATCCACTTCACTCTTGTCAATGTGACTAGCGCTTGCAAGAGAGAATGGGGTAATCTTGCAAGTTTGCCTGCCCAGCAAAGGAAGGTTACTGTTCCAATTGCACTCACACTTGAGTGGCATTAGCAAGTGACTCTCAGCATTTGGCATAGAGGGGTAGCAAGCCTTAAGAAAAGCCATGATCTGCTGAAAGGCCATAATAGCTTTGGGTCCATCGGTATAAAACATACCGCAAGAGGCCCCGCTAAAGTTGCCCCCGCTCATATTAACATCCATGCTGCAGCAGAAAGCATCCTCATTCTTAAACTGTACTACATTCCTTCCCCACCGGTTAGAAACAATTTTGGTTTTTTCTGGGTTTTCCTTAAGGGCCCGCTGGGCATTTTCACTGTTAACATCCATTTCTACTAGCTGCTCTTTTTGGATCATGGGCGACCCGTGCAGACACATAAGGCTGCTCTGGCATCCATGTTGCCACACCACACACCCGCTGGGGTTAACCCCAGGGGCAAGCTCTGCTGCTTTGATCACAAAATCAAGCAGCAGGCGCCCTGCCACGTGCAAAAAAGTTTTCTGGTTGGTAAAGGTGTAAGTAACGTGCGTTTTAGAGGTGGTAATGTAAGCCTGGACTGCTTTTTTAAAGCACTCCAGCGTGCCCTCGTCTGGAAGCAAGGTTAGCTTGCTGTGGTCTACCTGGTACGCGGTGAGAACCTTAAGGGCAAGCTCCATGGCAGACTGCCACTTGTGCTCACTAGCTTTAAAAAACTTAGAGGCCACTAGCCCCGAGGGCGCGTTGGGCTTGCTCCAAACGGACTTTTGCTTGGGTGGGATAAATACCACATTTCCCTCCTTGTCAGTGTCCACCGTTTGGCCACAAAAGGTCTGCACTACAATGCTCCCGGGATCCCCCCGCGCCTTGAGGGTGGCGGTGGCTTGACGGGCTATTTCGACCATGGCTTGGTGGCCCCTTGGCTCCTCAACGGCTTTCCGCTGGCGCTTCTTTGGGGGCGCCGTAGGCGGTGCCACAGGAACCTCTTCATCGCTGGAGCTTTCAGAGATTGCAACAACCTTCTTGTGGCTCATCTTTTTCCTAGATGTCAGAAGAGCCCGTCAGTGGGACTACCGTGGAGACAAAGGAGGACATTCACACACCTCCAAACTCCCCTGTCCTCGAGACAATCTCTCTAAGCCCCGAACCCGAGGCTGAGGCCTGCCCAAATACAGACAAATACCTAAGCACCAATTTGCTTTGCAAACACCTGCAACGTCAAAGCGCAATTGTTCTGGACAGTATCAAAGATCATCTACAAGTGCCCACCAGTGTATCAGAGCTAAGCTGCGCCTACGAACGAAGCTTATTCTCCCCAAACACCCCACCAAGGCAACAAAGCAATGGAACGTGTGAAGCAAATCCTAAACTTAACTTTTACCCTACTTTTTTGGTGCCTGAAACTTTGGCAACTTATCACATCTTTTTTGTTAATCAAAAGATACCAGTATCTTGCAGAGCTAACAGAGCTAAAGCAGACAGAGCTCTTGCTTTGCAAGAGGGAGATTGCTTACCTGACTATGAAACAATGGACACAGTCAGCCGGGTGTTTGAGGGTTTAGGCGGTGAGGTGGTTGCGGATCACGCGCTGCAAAATAATGACTCTGTATTAGTGGAGCTTAAGGAAGACAACCCCCGTTTGGCTGTGGTCAAAAGAAACCTCAGCGTCTCCCACTTTGCCTACCCCGCCGTGCACCTGCCGCCAAAGGTCATAACCACTGTCATGGACAACCTGCTAGCTAAAAGGGCCGCCCCCAGCGCCGACGTCTCAGAGCTAGATCCCGAGGGGGGCCAAGAGGTGGTGTCTGACACCGAGCTAAGTAAGTGGCTAAACACCTCTGACCCCGAGGCCTTAGAAAAGCAGCGCAAGACAGTAATGGGAAGCGTGCTGGTTACTGTAGTGCTTGAGCGCATGCAAAGGCTTTTCACCTCAGAAGAAATGGTGAAAAAAATTGGGGAGGCCCTCCACTACACCTTTAGGCACGGCTACGTATCTCTGGCTTGCAAGATTTCTAATGTAGAGCTGACCAACGTGGTCACCTATATGGGCATCCTGCATGAAAACCGCCTGGGTCAAACCACCCTGCATCACACAGTGCAGGGCGAGGCCCGTCGAGACTACATTAGGGACTCCATCTTCCTCATCCTTATCCATGCCTGGCAAACCGCGATGGGCATCTGGCAGCAGTGCCTCGAAGAGGAAAACCTTAAAGAACTAGCCAAACTGCTGCAAAGGATTAAAAAGCCATTGTACACTGAAACCTCCCAGCGCCTCATGGGCAAGCGCCTGGCAAACGTAGTCTTCCCACCCAAACTGCTAGAAACCTTCCACAAGGGCCTTCCTGATATTGTTAGCCAAAGCATGATGCAAAACTTTAGGTCTTTCATTTTGGAGAGGTCCGGCATCCTGCCCTCCATGACCTGCGCGCTGCCCACAGATTTTGTACCAATTCACTTTAAAGAGTGCCCCCCCACTATGTGGCCCTACACCTACTTGCTCAAATTAGCAAACTTCTTTATGTATCACAATGACCTTTGCTATGATGTGGGAGGCGAGGGCCTGCTAGAGCACTACTGCCGCTGCAACCTCTGCACCCCCCACCGTTGCCTAGCCACCAACCCCGCCATGCTTAATGAAACTCAGCTAATAGGTACCTTTGATATTCGGGGTCCCGGCGGAGAAAACGGAGCAGAGTCTTCCTCTGGCCTTAAGCTCACCGCTGGAATGTGGACTTCCGCGTTTCTGCGAAAATTTGAAAGCTCTGATTATCACGCCCACAAAATTCAGTTTTATGAAAACCAATCAAAGCCCCCCTCAGTGGAGCCCACTCCCTGCGTCATCACCCAAAGTAGCATTTTGGCCCAATTGCATGACATTAAAAAAGCAAGGGAGGAGTTTCTGCTCAAAAGCGGGCAGGGTCAGTATCTAGACCCTCAGACTGGGGAGCCGCTCAACGCTGCGGATCCTTCCGTAGAAAGCAGCCATGAGTTCCAAGGAGATGGAAGACACAGAAACCCTAAGCGTGGAAGACATTTCCGGCAGCGAGGAGGACCTAGAAAGCCTCCCAGAGTCCATGCCGGAGCAGAGCGAGATGTCAGAGGAACGAGCTCCTAGATGGGACCAAAAAGAGAAGCCTCTGGGTAAGCAGCCCCGCAACTACCACTCCTGGAGAGCGCATAAGTTTAAGATTCTTAGCTGCCTGGGCGCCAGTGGGAACAATGTAGCCTTTACCAGAAGATACATGCTCTTTCGCGAGGGAGTTAACCTTCCCAACAACATCATTCACTACTATAACTCTCGCTACCGCAGCAAAACAGAAGCTCAAGCGCAGACCGACCCCACTAAAGGGCCCAAAGCCAGCCGCCGGTGAGGACAACCACCAGACAAGGCAGCTGCGCAACCGCCTTTTTCCAACACTGTACGCCATCTTCCAACAAAGCAGAGGCTCCCCCACGGCATTAAAAATAAAAAACAGATCCCTCAGATCCCTCCTAAGAAGCTGTCTCTACCACAAGTCAGAGGAGCAGCTGCTGCGCACGCGAAACGACGCCGAAGCTTTGCTCAACAAATACTGTCAAGGACTCGAGTCCGGCACAGACTGAGCAATGTCTAAAGAAATACCAACCCCTTATATGTGGAGCTACCAACCGCAAACGGGACACGCCGCCGGCGCCTCCCAGGACTACTCCACCCAAATGAATTGGTTTAGTGCTGGGCCATCAATGATTAGTCAAGTTTATGGCATTAGAGACTTGCGCAACAAAGTTTTGATAACCCAGGCAGAAATAACCAAAACTCCCAGAACAATAATGGATCCGCCAATTTGGCCAGCTGCCATGCTTGTTCAGGAAGCCGCCCCACCCAAAACGGTCACTCTGCCCAGAAACCACACCCTAGAACAGGCTATGACCAACTCTGGGGCGCAGCTAGCGGGAGGACGACAGCTGTGCCCCTCCCAAATAGGTATAAAAAGCCCAGTGCTGGCTGGCACGGGCATTCAGCTTAGCGAAGACATCCCCAGCGCCTCCTGGATCAGGCCCGACGGCATATTCCAGCTAGGAGGGGGGTCTCGCTCGTCCTTCAGCCCAACGCAAGCATTCCTCACCCTGCAACAGGCATCCTCGACGCCGCGCGCAGGAGGCGTGGGCACCTACCAGTTTGTGCGCGAATTTGTGCCAGAGGTATACCTTAACCCTTTTTCAGGACCACCGGACACCTTTCCTGATCAGTTCATTCCTAACTACGACATTGTAACCAACTCTGTCGATGGCTATGACTGAGGAGAGCATGGACCAGGTGGAGGTGAACTGCCTGTGTGCTCAGCATGCCCAAACCTGCACGCGCCCTCGCTGCTTTGCAAAGGAGGGTTTATGTGCTAACTGGTTTTACAACCCAGCACTTGCCTTTGAAGGGTTTGATATTCCAGACTCTTACCAAGAGGGACACGGTGTGGACATAGAAGTTAAGTGTTCCCACCACTCCAGCAAACTGTGCCACAATGGCCATGATATGATCTGCTCATACTCTCGCCTGGGATCCCACATTAACATAAGATGTATTTGCAACAAGCCGCGGCCCCACATGAGCCTCATTGAGGCAGCCTGTTCTATGTATAACCTTAACTAGATAATATTATTAAACTTGTTTTACAGCTACCACCATAATGCGCTTCAGCTTCTTCATCGCCGCCGTTCTTTTCTGCACCACAGGGGCCAGCAATGACATTGTGACTTGCTGCGCCCACACACCTTGCCTCCTACACCTAGAAGTGGGCTTGGGGGCCAATGTCAGTTGGATAAACTCTGACACAGGCCAGGCCCCGATTTGCCTCTCCAATGGCATGTGCAACGCTACCCAGCAAGGCCTGCAGTTTTCTGCAAACTTTTCTGAGGATGGCCTGTACATCGCCCTCATTAAGGAGAGCAACTACGAGGGCGCTGAGCACTACTACCTTGTCTATATTTATGGAGACTGCTACCAAACTGCAAATGAGTCTGCCCACGGGCCTATTTCCAGGCCCCTCAACGAGATGCCTCTTCCCAGCGTAACCATAAATGCTTCCCTCTTCTATCCCGCCTTTCTGGAGCTGCCCCCACAGTACAGCAATGACCTTAGCAATGTGCGCTGGTATAAAGTAGACCCCAGCGGCTTCCAAGCCCAAAAAATCTCTAAAGTCAGAAGCGGAGGCAGAAAAGAGAACCTGCATCCCAACTGGGCCTTGGTTACCTATACTGGAGACCTTCTTGTCTTGCATGTTTCGCCAAACACCCTTGGACTGTGGCTGGCAGCCGTGCAGCATCGCGGGGGGCGCACTAATTTCATTACCTTCAACATAACTGTACCCAACTGGCAACAAAATCTAGTAACCATATTTAATCAACACGAGCCCCCAAAAAAGGGCGATAATTATGAGGACAGTTTTATGGAATGGACTCTGTTTAAAAAGCTCAAAAAAGGCTTATTTAGAGTAACTTGCAGAGCCAAGTCAATATTCCCAGAGTGCGTCCTCAACATCACCCGCGACGGAACTTTCCTGCTTATTGGGGATAGCAAAAAGACCCCCTATGTCATCCTGCTGCCCTTTTTTGCAAACCCCAAAGAAGACACTCCAATTTTAATGGCCCTTAGCCATTCCATGCCCGTCGCCATACCTGACACTGCAATGCCTATATATATTTCCATCATGTTTTTTATTGTGGCCATGCTAGCCACCCTCAGCCTTCTAATGGGACTAAACAACAAAATCAGGCCCATGTAGCTTGTCAAATAAACTTACCTAATTTTTGCTAAGACGTCTGGGTCCTGCGTTTCTATGTCCACCAAAGTCCCCTCTTCCCAGCTTTGGTACTTCCACTTGTGCGCGCGAGCCAGCTTGCGGATGTGCTTGAAAGATAATGTGGTCTCTCCCAACAGCTTCCCGTTCACCAGCACCAGGGCCATGAAGCGGACACGAAGAGCTCTACCTGCAAATTATGACCCTGTATATCCATACGACGCCCCCGGGTCTTCCACACAACCCCCTTTTTTTAATAACAAGCAAGGTCTCACTGAGTCACCCCCAGGAACCCTGGCTGTCAATGTTTCCCCTCCACTAACCTTTTCTACGTTAGGTGCCATTAAACTTTCCACAGGTCCCGGACTCACCCTCAACGAGGGCAAGTTACAAGCCAGCTTAGGGCCCGGCCTCATCACAAATACCGAGGGCCAAATCACTGTTGAAAATGTCAACAAGGTTTTGTCTTTTACCTCCCCATTACATAAAAATGAAAACACTGTATCCCTAGCGCTAGGAGATGGGTTAGAAGATGAAAATGGCACCCTTAAAGTGACCTTCCCTACTCCCCCTCCCCCGCTACAATTCTCCCCTCCCCTCACAAAAACAGGTGGTACTGTTTCCTTGCCCCTGCAAGACTCCATGCAAGTGACAAATGGAAAACTGGGCGTTAAGCCTACCACCTACGCACCTCCCTTGAAAAAAACTGACCAGCAAGTTAGCCTCCAAGTAGGCTCGGGTCTCACCGTGATTAACGAACAGTTGCAAGCTGTCCAGCCTCCCGCAACCACCTACAACGAGCCTCTTTCCAAAACTGACAATTCTGTTTCTCTGCAAGTAGGTGCCGGCCTTGCCGTGCAGAGCGGAGCTTTGGTGGCAACCCCTCCCCCGCCTCTCACCTTTACATCACCCCTAGAAAAAAATGAAAACACAGTGTCGCTACAAGTAGGCGCGGGCTTGTCTGTACAAAACAACGCCCTAGTAGCCACACCTCCCCCACCCTTAACCTTTGCCTATCCCTTAGTAAAAAATGACAACCATGTAGCTCTAAGTGCTGGAAGTGGTTTAAGAATATCTGGAGGCAGCCTCACGGTGGCCACTGGACCTGGCCTTTCCCATCAAAATGGAACAATAGGGGCTGTAGTAGGTGCAGGCCTCAAGTTTGAAAACAATGCCATTCTTGCAAAACTAGGCAACGGTCTAACCATTAGAGATGGCGCTATTGAAGCAACCCAACCCCCAGCTGCCCCCATAACTCTGTGGACTGGGCCTGGCCCTAGCATTAATGGCTTTATTAATGACACTCCAGTAATTAGGTGCTTTATATGCCTAACCAGAGACAGCAACTTAGTCACAGTAAATGCTAGCTTTGTGGGAGAGGGGGGGTATCGAATAGTCAGCCCTACCCAGTCACAATTTAGCCTAATTATGGAGTTTGATCAGTTTGGACAGCTTATGTCCACAGGAAACATTAACTCCACCACTACTTGGGGAGAAAAGCCCTGGGGCAATAACACTGTACAGCCACGCCCAAGCCACACCTGGAAACTGTGCATGCCTAACAGAGAAGTTTACTCCACTCCCGCCGCCACCATCTCCCGCTGTGGACTAGACAGCATTGCAGTCGACGGTGCCCCCAGCAGAAGTATCGACTGCATGCTAATTATTAACAAACCAAAAGGCGTTGCCACTTACACCCTTACCTTTAGGTTTTTAAACTTTAACAGACTAAGCGGAGGTACCCTGTTTAAAACTGATGTCTTAACCTTTACCTATGTAGGCGAAAATCAATAAAACCAGAAAAAAATAAGTTTAAAAGCTTTATTTTTCATACACGCGAGCGGTAAGGCTGCCGCCTTCAGGAAAAGTTACTCTGTAAACAGTTCTTTCACAACAGCACAAAACATAGGTATTAGTTAACAGTTCATTTGGGCTATAATAATATACATTTTCTTGGGTGGCAAAGCAAGGGTCGGTAATCTCAACAAAACCATCAACTGGAATGCAAGAATAGTCCAGCACGGTGGGTTCAATCTAAAAATGAAGAAACGCGTTGAGGTTCACTAAGCACAGGTTTTGAATCTGTCGGCAGCGTCCATGCATCATAGCTTGTCTCAAAGCAGATTGTCTTCTTTCCTCTGCCTTGGAAGTGGTTTGGTGAAGCACTACAGGTGTCTTTTCAACCTCTTTCAGCACCCGCACTATTACAGATCTCACCCACACAGCACAGTTTTTAAGAGAACAATAGTTTTGAAGGCTACAAGATTTACACTTAAGCACCAGCCAGTAATTATAAGTGCTTTTAAGAACTACCCCTAGCTCAGGGTTAATGCACCTTTTAATGGCCTCCATGCAGGCTTTATGGACAGTTCTAAAAAAAGACAGTCTAAAATAAATGTAGTGAGTGTTTCTAAATATAATACTCCCCACATAGTTAATTTCATCAGGCCTGCTAGAATTTACAAACTCTCGGTACCACATATACTTTTTATTCATAGCCCCACCCTTAATAAAGTCCTCAATCACTTTCTGAACCACATGCTTGCTAGCCATGCATTGTAAAGACAAGCTGTTAGAGCAGTGACAGTGTACTCGCCACGTTTGAGCCTCTGCCAGGCAGCAGTGCTTAGTTACTATCAACTCAATACCCGCATTGCATGTAAACCCCCCAAAGAGCAGTTTTTCATGCCTGTGTAGCACATCATCCCACAAAATAGGAATTTCATAGCATAAAGCAAAGCAATTACAATATTTAGGAACTCTCACCACAGCAGTCACGTGACATGTTGTCTCAGCAGTGCAGTTGCCTTCCATCCTACAATTATGAACAAAAACTAAACACTTCTAACAAAGATACAGTGACAATCTCCCTTCCTCTAAAAGCATTGTTTACATTAGGGTGATTATTAACAACGTCAGAAATTTCTTTAATTAAAGTGCCTTTAAAATGTGCAAGAGCATCATCATACTCAAAACCAAGCTGAGAGTAAAAGACCACCTTAAAAGTAATCCCAGGCTTGTTTTTATCAACAGCCTTAAACATGCTTTCACAAAATATAGAAGCAGTAACATCATCAATGGTGTCGAAGAGAAACTCCATAGGAGACTCCAGCATTGATCCAAGCTCTCTAACAAAATCTTCCTCAAAATGAATAATGCCCTTTACACAAACGCGGGGCAGACGATGGTGGGCCATCGCGTCAACCTGAAACACATTTTACAGTAAACAAAGCTAGCTCCGCAGTGGTAAAGTCATGCCCATGGGTGAGGCCAAAATCCTTAAAAAAGCTACCTAAGTAGTTGGTCATCCCCTCAGTTAAAAAGTTTTGCAGCTGGGTGGTGCATACCACATAGTGCCAGCTTATAGCTACAAAGACCTCCATCCCCTCCTTAGCAGACAGCTCTTGCACACACGCAGTAACTATCCACCGCTTAAGAAAAGCTTTAAGCCCAGCGCACATAACAGCTCCAATGTTTTTATCCAAGGAGAGCAAAATTTCAGCAAGCGCAGGCTCAACAGTAATAGTGAAGCAGAGGCATTTCAGACGAGGCTCACTAGCTGCAGTCGCCATTTATGAGGTCTGCAATAAAAAACAACTCATCAGCAGCTGAAAAAGTGCACTTTGACCTCATTAAGCCACTGCATATGCAAGTCCTCATCTATGCCGCAGCCCAGACCCTCAATCCAGCCCCGAATGTACACTTTAATAAGAGATTCAACCTCTTCTTTTAGCAAAGTACACATGCTGTTTGGACTAGTATACACAATAGAAGTCACAATGAGGGGCCCGCTGTGGCTGGAAAGCCTGCGCACAGCCCGAAGGTTAAAAATGGACTGTAACAGCATTGAAACCCCGCGACACAGGTCAGTCTCGCGGTCTTGATCTCTTATTATAGCGACCAAATGGTCCTTCAGAGTGATGTTGCACTCATAGAAGTAGGCAGCTCCGGCAGCCATTCTGCAAAATAACAAAACACCACTAAGCATAGCACCATCACCAAGCATGAAAACAGGTAAAAACAAAAGCAACACTTACTTATTCAGCAGTCACAAGAATGTTGGGCTCCCAAGTGACAGACAAGCCTAATGCAAGGTGGGCACAGTCCTCCGGAATAAGTTGACAAAAGTCACGCCGCAAAGCTTCCTGAAGAGAAACGGCGGTAGCCTGGATATCTGCAACGGACCCAAAACCTTCAGTGTCACTTCCAATAAACAGATAAAACTCTAAATAGTCCCCACTTAAAACCGAAACAGCCGCGGCAAAGGTAGGACACGGACGCACTTCCTGAGCCCTAATAAGGCTAAACACCACACGGCGCAGTTCAGAAGGCAAAAAGTCTGTAAGCTCTAGCTGAGCACACACACTCTCCACTAGACTCTTGTGAAGCCTCAGACAAAAACATGCTCCCATAGACACTCCTAAAGCTGCCATTGTACTCACGGACGGCTGGCTGTCAGAGGAGAGCTATGAGGATGAAATGCCAAGCACAGCGTTTATATAGTCCTCAAAGTAGGGCGTGTGGAAAACGAAAAGGAATATAACGGGGCGTTTGAGGAAGTGGTGCCAAGTACAGTCATAAAATGTGGGCGCGTGGTAAATGTTAAGTGCAGTTTCCCTTTGGCGGTTGGCCCGGAAAGTTCACAAAAAGTACAGCACGTCCTTGTCACCGTGTCAACCACAAAACCACAAATAGGCACAACGCCCAAAAACCCGGGGCGCCGGCCAAAAGTCCGCGGAACTCGCCCTGTCGTAAAACCACGCCTTTGACGTCACTGGACATTCCCGTGGGAACACCCTGACCAGGGCGTGACCTGAACCTGACCGTCCCATGACCCCGCCCCTTGCAACACCCAAATTTAAGCCACACCTCTTTGTCCTGTATATTATTGATGATG